TATTTGGATCAACGTCATTTTCAGCAGCACCTTTTTCAAGTCCTTTCATACAGGATTTAAACATAGCAGTAACAGGAAACAGATTAAATATTTCAGTGGGTAATACTACTATTGCTTTTCCTACAACAGTTACTGTAACTGGTAATCAAATAAACCTTGCAACTAACACGGTAGATGTGATAAACTGGAACCCGATAGTTCCAGGAACAACGGGTACCTGGGTACCTATTGACCCGAACAATCCGTAGGAGAAATATATGGCATCAAGTACGTCAAGTGATTTAAAACTAGAATTAATTACCACAGGGGAGAAATCAGGAACCTGGGGTACTATTACAAATACAAATTTACAGATTTTAGAACAAGCAGCTAGCGGTTATTTATCTTTAAGTGTAGCTAGTTCAGATGTTGCTTTATCTTTAGCTAATCATGCAACAGCAAACGGTAAAAATCTATATTATAAATTAACAGGAACTTTGGCTGCTAATAGAACAGTCACTATGCCTGATGGTGCTGAAAGAGTGTTTATTGTAGAAGATGCAACAGCAAGATCAGCATCTAATTATACACTAACAGTTAAAACAGTTTCAGGTACAGGAATTGCTTTACCTGTAGGTTCAACTACAGTTTTATATTCTGATGGAACAAACATTACAGGTAAACTACAGACTAAAGGATACTACACACCTTCAGCTACTTATACTACAGTTAATGGTGATCAGGTTTTGATAGATACTTCTGGGGGTGGTATTGGTACAGCTATTACAATTAATTTACCCGCATCCCCTGCAATAGGAAATGAGGTTACATTTATAGACAGTGGTAATAACCTTGCATCTAACAACTTAACAGTCGGAAGAAATGGATCAAATATAAATGGTGCAGGTAATGATCTAGTTGTTTCAACAAATGCTTCAGCTTTCACGTTAGTATATGTTAATGCAACGAGAGGCTGGGTATACAAAGATAAAATATAGGGGCTGAACTATGGCTCTTCTTGACTTTCAATTCGTTCCAGGAATTGATAAACAAAACACAACAGTAGGTGCTGAACAGCGTTGGGTAGATTGTGATAACGTACGATTTAGATATATGCTGCCAGAAAAAGTTGGTGGCTGGTCATCACTTATTACAGATACAATTGTTGGTGTTGCAAGACGTGAGTTTGCATTTGTAGATTTATCCGGTAACAGATATGTTGCTATCGGCACAGATAAATGTTTACTTATTTATTTTGAAGGTCAGTTATATGACATCACACCTGTTAAAACAGCTTTAACTAGTGCAACAATTGCAACTACATCTGGTTCTGCTATTTGTTCTGTAACTAAATCTGCTCATGGATTGGTAGCAGGTGACATCGTACAATTTAATAATGTAACTTTACCTGGTGGTACAGGTTATTCTGATTCTGACTTTGAAGATAAAAATTTTCAAGTAACTTCTGTTACATCTAGTTCTGTATTTACAGTTACACAAAGTTCTAATGCAACAGGAACGGTGTCTACAGGTGGTAGTATAGAATTAATTCCTTACGAGCCAGTAGGTCCTGCCGCACAATCATATGGTTATGGTTGGGGTACAGATACTTGGGGAACGGGAAACTGGGGAGAAGCATCATCTGCAGACGACATAACACTTGAACCAGGTCTTTGGTCATTAAGTAATTTTGGTCAGGTATTAGTTGCGACGATTGCAAACGGTAAAACATTTACATGGAACGCAGGTGCAACAAATGCTTTAACAATAAGAGCAGCTACATCTACATCTGGATTTGCAACTACAAACAATCCAACTGCAACAAGGGTAACATTAGTATCACCAACAACACGTCACTTAATTCATCTTGGAACAGAAACAACTATTGGTTCATCTGCAACACAAGATGATATGTTTATAAGATTTTCAGAACAAGAAGATATAAATGACTATACAGTAACTGCTATTAACTCTGCTGGTACACAAAGACTACAAGACGGTACTAAAATTATGGGTGCCTTAAAAGCAAAAGAAACTATTCTAGTTTGGACAGACAACGCTTTATACACCATGAAATTTATTGGTGCACCTTTTACATTTGGATTCGAACAAGTTGGTACTAACTGTGGATTGATTGGTAAAAATGCAGCGGTTGAAATAGATGGTGTAGCTTACTGGATGTCTACTAACGGTTTCTTTGCATTTGATGGTACAGTTAAATCTCTACCATGTACTGTTGAAGATTATGTCTATGATCAAGCAGACACTACAAAAGGACAACAGGTTTATGCGGGTTTAAATAATCAGTACACAGAAGTGACTTGGTATTATCCATCAACAAATTCAGAATATAATGATCAGTATGTTGTATTTAATTATGGTGAAAGTGGCAAAATACCCGGAGGTGTTTGGTATATAGGAACAGAAGCTAGAACTACCTGGATCGATGCAACCGTGTATCCTAACCCTATTGCAACTAAATTTAATGATAGTGCGTCAGGGACATTTCCAGTCATTATTGGGGAATCAGGGCTCGGGCAGACTACATTATTCGAGCATGAGGTAGGTACTGATCAAGTTAATCCTGACGGTAGTACGACAACAGTTACCTCTTTTATACAGTCATATGACTATGATCTTCAACAGGCACAAAGAGGACAAACATATGCATTAGCTGGAGAAGTTTTTCTTGCGGTTAGAAGATTCATACCTGATTTTAAAGATCTTGCAGGTAATGCAAAAGTAACACTTGCAGTTAAAAGATATCCTTCAGATTCTCAAACAGCGACAGCCTTAAGTCCATTTACAATTACACCTTCTACTCAAAAAAAGGATACAAGAGCACGAGGAAGATTTGTTAATATAAAAATAGAAAATGATAGCGCATCAGAGTCTTGGAGATTTGGGACTATAAGATTAGATATTCAACCAGATGGAAGAAGATAATGGCTAAGATAGTAATAAGAATACCGGAACCAAAAGAAGAATATGATGTTTCAAACCAAAAACAAATTAATAGAGCTATTGCCTTAATTACAGAACAATTAAACTCTACATTTTTAGATGAACTTAAACAAGAAACAGAAAGATTTACTTGGTTTAAATCTTCGGGTAATAATAGTTAATGGCAAATATTTATAAAAATGCTAATTTTGACCTAAACTCAACATCTGTAATAGATGTTTATACATGTCCATCTAATTCTAGGGCTATAATACAGAATATACATGCGGCTAATGTAGGTGGCGGAAACACAGAAATAAAAGCTTTTTTATATGATAATTCAGCAACAACTGCTTTTCAATTTGCTGAACATACTGTAAACTCAGGGGATTCTAAGTCTATCTCTGACGGCTCAATTGTGTTAGAAGAGAATGATAAACTACAATTACAAGCTGCTACAGCAGATATATTCGAAGGCACTTGTGCAATATTAGAAATAAATAGGGATTAATTATGGCATTTACAGAAGAAGGCGAAGTAGCATACACAATAATCAATGGTAAAAAAGTACCGGTTGTGAAATGTGAAACAGAAGTAATATTAAGAAATACACAAACTAATTATGAGTACAACTCAGATAAAGAAGCAGAAGACGATATTGCTAACCCTGAAACAGATACTCAACAAGAACACATAACAAGATCATTAAAAATAAAAGTAGCAGCGATGCCACCGTTAGGTGCATCATCTGATGAGGACAAAGAAGAGTAATGGCATTAAGTGATTACGATAAACAGGTAAGGGAAGCAGGGTATAATTACATACCTAGAACTGAGTTTTTATTAAACCCTTTTAAAATACCTGAAAGCAAACCTATTGTAGATACAGAAACAGGAGGTATCCCTACTCTAATTCCTAGAGATAGTGGTGATGGATTCAATCCTTATAACACAAACATGAGTAATGTTAGACAGGACTACAATGCATTTCCGAGTAGACAAGCTGGTGAGATATATTCTGGAACATTTAATCCAAAACCTTATGGTACTGGTGTAGAAAATGCACAAGCAGCCTATAATCAAGCTAGCCAAGCACTAGCTCAAGGAATAGACCCTAACAGTCAGGGCTATGGTTCTTTTACTGGTGGAACTTTAACAGGTTTAAAAGACATAGCTAATGAAATTATAATGAATAACAAAGAACAGTACGGGGCTCAGGGACAATACATTGACCAGTATGACCCTAACTATTCTTCAATGACAGAAGCACAAAAATTTATGGACAACTATCCAGAGTATTATGGTGTGCCGTCAGGTGTCCCTGAACCAGGAATACCAGGTGCTATAAAAAATTATATGTCAAATAGTTTAATAGGAAAAGGGTTTGGAATGGCAAAAGATTTTTTAGGTAGAGTAATGCCTATTAATGAAAGAGCTATTATGGAAAATGAAGCAAGAGGTGCAGGTATATTTACAGACGACATAGGTAGAATTGTTACTGATGATTATAATACTGCTGGTGGTATTATGGCAGGTTACAATCTTAATAAAATAGATGCAGATACATTTGGTAAACGAAGAGATACAATTGAAAAAACTATTGCAGATAAAAAAGCAAAAGGTTTAGACACTACTACGTTAGAGGAAAGATTAGGTTTATTAGATGATGCAGAAGCACAAATTTTAGGTGCACGTAAAAAAACAAAACAAGTTTATAAAATGAGAAAAGATAAAAAAGCTGCAGACAAGAAAAGAAAAGAAGATGCAGCAGCAGCGGCAGCAGCGGCAGAAGCGGCAGCAGCACAAGCAGAGAGAGACAGGGTTGCTCAAGTTCAAAGTAGACTAGATTCTGGTAGTTATGTTTCTAGAGATAGTGGTGGTTATAGTGCTAGTGATAGGGCTGTTGGTGGTGGTAGAGAAGCAA